CCGTAGACTCGTACCGCAAGTTCGGGCTTAAGGGGTGCAGGTAGAAAGGGTGCGGCGATAACAACTGTATCGCCATCCGTTACTCTGATAATTTGTGCGTCATATGTAACGCCTTGGGGTTGTTTTTGTGCTAGTGCTAGTGCTGGAACTAGTAATAATAATGCTAATAATCGTTTCATTTTTAATCCTTAATTAACTGCTATTATTTAGTTAGTTTTATGGGATGATTAATTCATCGCCTGCGTAAATTACATCTGGGTTTTTGATCTGTGGATTGGCTTTGATTAACTTATCTACACTAATATTGTTCTTTTGGGCTATCTTTCTTAAAGTATCTCCAGCTTTGATAACATGCGTCTTTGAACCCAATCCGGCATTTTTCTTAATTCTAGCTAACAGTGAACCATACCACGATGCTTCATCTGCTTTTTTACTTGAAGATGGTTTGGCAGGAGTAGTTCCGATATCCAGCGCAGACTTTACTGTGGCTACACCTTGTTTTACAACGTCGCCAACTATATTAACGCCTTGTTTTACTTTGTCAGCAACCACTGTGGCACCTTGTTTCAAGGTATCCAAGAATCCTGTAACTATTAGTTTACCGTTAACATCAGGAATCACATTAATTTTTATATCGCCTGGTGTCATTCTATCAACTTCTCTACGTAATAGTTCAAGACTTCCTTTAGGTGTTGGATAACGTTTTATGTAGGCAACCGCAGCTTTGTTGACGTCATTATACATCATTTGAAATAGTCTAACTTCGTCTTTAGATCTAAGAAGATCATTAGGCCCAATCTGTTCAGGAACTGTGACAGCGTATATCATAAGATGTTCCAGGAAATCCCTATCCCCGGTGTTTTCTAATCCAAGCCCAGATATTTTCTGTCCTTCAGTCCTGAGCTCATCTATGTATTTTTGTGTCCTTGAACTTATATTATTGCGTATCTCTGGAACACTTCGTATAATATCAAAACCCCTATGCATAGCTTCATGTGCTAAGGTGCCAGTGTTAAACTCGCCTGTTGCTGGATCAAAATGTTCGTGATTTATTATTATTTGATACTCGTACTGCTTTCGTATTTGATGCCCTCTTGCTCGCCTAGCAGGGTCGGGTTCGTTATTGTCGCTATACGCAAAACCATAATACTCGCCACCAACTCTTGCTCCGCCTGGAAGTGAGAAACCAAGGTCCTTTCCACTTTCTGGGTCGGCAACTCCGATACGTGCTGGCCCTTTTAGTCTAACATCGAGAATACTTTGGCTATTAGGATCTCCAGCCAGTCCTAAAAAGATAATACCGTCAATTCTTCCGTAATCAGCTAGACCCCGATCTGCGGCATAGGCGGCAAGTGCTAGTTTAAATTTATTCCAGTCAATTTTAGGATCGTGGACGTCTTCTGCTAATAATTCGGAAATTTTCATATAATATCTTGTTAAGACAAGATATTTATTAGAAATTATTGTTGAACCATCCGATCTTGCGCCCTTCTGCAATACGAGTTTCGTATTCCGCTACACTGCCGGGCCAACGCCAAGCCCATACTGCTACTAATATCATGAATATAGCTGTACTTAATATGCCAATGGGCTTAACTCCTGTGAACCACATGATGATCAAGCTGGAGCTCATCATGGCCAGCATGAAGAATTTCATCTTAGTTGGAAACACACGTTTGGTATTCCAGTTAGTGAGGAACGGGCCAAACAGTTTGTGATTGTACAACCAGGCATGCATCGCGGGAGAACCTTTGGCAAAGCAATAGGCCGCAAACACCACAAAGATACTGTAGGGTATGCCGGGTGTGATTAACCCAACATACGCCATACCTAAACTAATGAATCCTAGGATTTTCCATAGGAATCTTTTTACTGGATGAATTGTAGCCATTCTGTAAACCTCACGTTAACGAAGCCTTGCTTCTTACGCTTATTTACAAGTTCGTAGTAGTCTGGCTTGTAAGGTTTGATTCGTGGCTTCCATCCCTTGACTTTGTCACTCTTTGAAGCGTTGCATGGTGCGCAGGCAGTGGTACAGTTTTCCCATACACTCTTGCCGCCTTTGCTCACAGGCAACACGTGATCCAATGTAGATTCTTTACGTTCTATCTTTGCGGCGCAATATTGGCATTCACCATTGTCTCGTAGGTACACATTGCTACGGCTAAAACGTACACTGACTTTTGGCTTTGTATACTCGCGTAGAATCATAACACTGGGTACTTGTGTTTCCCAACGGGCTGAATGCACAATCCAGTTGTCGTGCCACATCAACACATCGGCCTTGTCCAGCACCATGTATTTGATAGCATCTTCCCATGTTAGGGTGCTTAACGGCATATAGCTAACAGGATTACCGTCAGCATTAAGGAGCAGAACATCTGCCATTTTGATTACCTCTTTCAGTTGCGTTACAGACCCAACCTATGAAGTGTTTATTTTACACTCACTTTGTATTTAAGTCAATAGCTGTTAAGATAACAGTTTTTGGGCAAATTCTAAGCCACTTCGATCCAAGGCGTTGCACCACTGATCTTTGTTGTCCGATCCAAATACCAAATCCATTGATGATGTGGACAAACACCAACTGGTGTTTTGGTTCCAAGGAGGATTGCCTTTGATTTCTCCCAGCAATTGATTTGGACTCCAACCACACATGCCTAAAAACAATCTCCAGTATATGGGATAGTCTCCTTGTGACATCCTGGGCAGTATATCGTCAGCACTGCTTAGACTAAATGTGTCATTCATACGCATGGTGTTTTTACTGGACCATTCATTGCTGTGCAGGAAACTTAAACTTTTAGAGTTGACTGGGCCGCCTAGATACACAAAGCCTGGTATATTGAGTTCGATGTTAACTTGTTCTCCAAACTCTCGAATACTCATTTCGCTTCGCTTGTTCAGTACTAGGCCAACAGTTCCACCAGCATGGTGTTCTGTTACCATTATGACAGATTTATGCCAGAAGTTGTTTTTTACGGCTGGAGGCGCGATTAATAAATTACCTACTAAATTCATGTAGGTATTTAGTTATGCAAATCGTTGTACAGATTGTTTTACGTCAGCAATAGTGATCTTGTCGTCTTTGTTGCGATCAAGTCCACTGTTCTGTCTATAAACTGCACCCGAGAAGCCTGGTGCTCCACGTTGTCCCAGCACATGTTTATCATCATATCCAATGTACTTTGGCATGAACACTGCCATGTACAAATCACCCAACTGGCCGTTGCCAACACCAGTCATTTTGAAATACTTGTAAACATAATCCAATTGCTGAACGCCATCCATTTTGTACAAATCGTCTGTTGTTGTTCCTAATGCAATTGCAGTCTTAGGCATGAATTGAATAAGTCCTGTTGCGCCACTGGGATTACGTGCTTGTGGATTAATACCAGACTCTTGTTTCATGATAGCAATCAAGTCGCTGGATCTAACACCCAATGCAGTTGCTACTTTTTCTAGTTTCTTTTTAAAGTCTGGATCTTGAATAGTTGTAGTATCAATCTTTTGTGCATCAACACTGTCTGAGCGAGCAAGCACACTGGTATACTTGGCCGCTATCTCCGGATGGGCGGCAGCGGCACGTCTAGTATACTTGCCCAGTCTTCCGTCAATACCGTCGCCTTTAGGACCAAACGTTCCCAAGTTTGCACCAGCGGCTTTGAGTTCGCGTTGCATGGCCATAACGTCTTTGTCAACAGCTTCTGTAATTTTAAATTCGGTAAATCTCATTGTTGTCCCTTCCTTGTTCCGTAATCTGGTAAAGGTCCACCATACTTTTTACCTTTGATCTTCTTGCCGCCAACTGTGATGCGAACACTGCTTCCGCCGTGTCCAATCAAGTGACTCTTCTCGCCGTCTCTGGCACGTAGGCCCTGACTCTTACAACTAGCCAATTGACTGGCACCCAACTGGCTGTCAGGTTTGCCGCTTTGACATAACCCTCTACTGGCTTTGCCTTGTTCTGGTAGGAAATCTGTTGCTCTCATAGTAGTGTATTTATTGATTTAAATACTCAAATACATTTAACCACTTGCGTTTACCCACAGTTTCTTTTAGATGTTTCAAATCAGCACAGGTTTTGCTACGAAAACGTGTTAGTTCTTGCGGCGGAACAGGTTCGTACTCTATTTCTACACCCTCTTGTTCTGCTATTTCTTCTGCTATGTCTAGAAAGCTGTGTGCTAGTCCTGCTCCGCAGTTCCAGATTCCTGACCCATTGACTGTTTTAATGAAATCAATGTGTAGGCGACACACATCACCAACCCAGGTCCAATCACGCTTAACATGTTCAGCATTCTCCCATACAGTTAGCTTGCCTTCTTTTCGTGCTTGATCACGCCATTTAACAATGGCATTGGCACGTCGACCTCGCAGGTGCATCCATTTGCCGTACACATTGAAGTAACGGAATCCTTGCACATAAACATTAATGGGCTGTTGAAACACCCAACGATCAAATAAGTATTTGCTCCATGCGTAAGGAGTTTGTGGATGTAGTGTTGCTGTTTCGCTAAAGTCTTTGCTGTCGCCATAAACACTGCTTGAGCTGGCATATTGTAGATTTACACCATGATGATTGCACTCGTTGAACAACCACTGGCTGAACTCTAAATTCTGTCGCATGATTGCTTCTACATCTGTGCAAGTCATGTCAGCTATTGCTCCTAGATGTATAACCCAGTCGTAAGCGGCAACATCTGGAAACTCTTTAGGATCCCATTCCCATCCGTCAATATACCAGCCTTCCTCTTGATTGAGATAGGCCAGCATGTTACGACCAATAAATCCCTCATGTCCTGTTACTAGTATTCGCATGAAGATATTTACTTCTAAATTAAATTAGATACCAAGTATCCGGAACAGTGTTGTATTTCAAACGTTTTCGAATGTTAGGATGATCGATGTCACTTAAATGATCTATCATATCATTGTACTCTAATCCGTTTAAATTCATGTCTTGAATAAATTGATTAAAGTTCTTTTTATTTTGCAATACCCATGTCCATTTATCTTTGGGAAAATTTTGCAATGTAATGTCACCTTTGGCACTGTCTTGACTAATATACTTGTGATATTCTTTATTCACTGGCATGATGCACATGAATTCGATTAAGTTTATTTTGTCCGAAACATAATCTGCATCTAAGTATGTTCCGCGGAATACTGCACTGGGTGTGCCGCATTTATCTTTACTGATGCCTGCATGACTAGCAACATAAGCTTCTTGTCTAATATGATTAAACTCTAGAGTAAATCTAGTTTTAGGCAACCCTGTTACTATATCGGGTACGTCTGTTCTAAAACCTGGCAAGCCGGTTATTGCACAAGTTAGCTCCTTATCTCGACTGCCCATCCACATATGGCGCAAAATAGGCAAGTTATAATTTTTAATTTTAGCCTTTCGATCTTCTCCGTAGGCGCCAGGTTTGCTTGATTCAAAAATATGTAACATAGTTACTTTCGTTTGTGTGATGATTTAATTGTACTGCCAAGCAGTCAATGTGTCAACTACAAAAATTGACCCGGATTGCTTTGTTCCAGTTCGTCTAGTTTTTCCCAAACAAATTTGAGTAAACCTTTGCCCACTTCAGTGTCGTGACTCATCAACAATGTCACACGACTCAACAGTATTCCTGAAATACCAGCGGCGGAAAAGTCTTCTTGATATTTGGCAATGACTGTGTCAATATCGTGGGTAAAACTTATTATCTTATCATCATCCATTCAGCATCCTTATCAGTCCAACGGTGTCGATGGTGGTGAGCAAGATGTAATTAGCGAGCATACCAAAGGAACGCCGACTATAAGCGCACCAAGCGTATATAGCACAACCTGTAATCCAAACTGGGTACAAGGCAAGAAGGGGAGGAGTAGGCACGGTGACGGCCATAGTGATAGCACAACCAATAGATATAGCCCAAGCAAGGACCTCAAGACAAAAACGAAGTTTATGACTCGTGTAATCCTCTTGGATCCAACCAAATGTTCCACTCAGTATCTCATTCATTCAGGCAAACGCTTAGTAACACCCAAGATCATTTCAATGTCGTTCCATTCTTGTTCGTGGTCTTTCCAATTGTCTTTGTGTGCAATCGAAATTGCTTTATTAATAACTGATGGTTTGATTTGTAATTCTTCAGCAACTGCTTTTACAGTTTCTTTTAGACCTTCTTTAAGATCTTCTACTTCGCGTAGCACATTACCACCTTCTGTGATAAGTCGCTCTAGCTTTGCTTTTTCTTCGGGTCCGTACATTCTTGTCGACATAAGTGTTCTCCTATAAGACTATTATATAGTCAAAGAAAAAGCCGGTCAACTAAATTGCCGGCTTTTAGGTGTAATTGGATTAATTACTTTCAGTCTTCGCTTAGAACATCATACATTTCAAAGCGGCCACCGTTACGCTCGTATAACATGCCTGCAAATACTTCTGCCTTGGCACTTTCTGTGTACTTGGATGCAGCGACTCGTTGAGCCCATGCAAACAATGTTGTGTCGATTGGATCGATAGCCTGTTGTCCACCACTCTCTTGAACCAACTTAATCATGTCTCTAAAAGATAAAACATTTTCAAATGATTCTTTAACTGGACGCTTCTTACCTTTTGGCATCATTGCGCTTTCAGTTTTCTTGCCAAAGTATTTGGCCTGCTTGTCGCTCATGCCTTTCTTGCCACTATCTTTCTTGTCACCGCCTTTTTCACCAGCAGCTTTTTTCATCGGCTCTTCTTTGTCACCGTCTTTGTCAACATCTAAGAAATCAGGCTTGGCAGCTTCGTCCATTTTCTTTTTCTTGGCATCAGCTTTCTTTTTATCTGCTGCTTCTTCTTTCTTGGCCTCAACCATCTTCATGAACTTGCTTTTGAATTCTACTTCAACGCTTTCTTTCTTAGCTTTCTTAGCTTTTGGCTCGTCATCTTCATCATCCTTAGGAGCCTTGTCACCACCGTAGTTCTTACCAGCTGTGTGCTTAACACCAGTAGCTGTCTTCTCAATAGTGCCGCCCGTTGAACTAGATTTTTTATCACCTACTTTCATTTCTTCTTTTACTTCTTCGTCTTTCTTTTTCTTGGCTTCTGCTACATAAGTAGTTTGGCCAGCTAGAACACGAAGTTGTGCATCTTCGTTTAGTTGCACAGCTTTATCCAATGTTGGTGCAGCAGGAGTAGAAGCAGGAGCTTCCATACTGTCTAATTTGCTTAATATTGATTTGAAGTCCATTTTTTATCTTCCTTGATATTTTTTCTGTAGCCATTGTTCGCAAAGGCTGCTTTTTACTTGATACTGTGCAGATTCTTCATAGCTTCGAGGACCACTTTCTACAGCGTCTGCTGCGGCTTGATCGTAGGCCATCTTTTCATGTACAGAATTCATGTGGTCGTTAGCTTCAGTGATATAACTGCTGATCCAACCGTCTAATTCATCACCCTCGTTGATCATTTTATAAACGGCCATTGCATTTCTAGCTATCTGCGCTAGTTGTGCTTTTGCCATTGCTGCTTCGTGATCGGGCTTTTTAAAGTTCATATTATATTTATCTTTTTAGCAAAGAGCCGCCGGTAAGGAGATTGGTTCCTTTAAGGTCTAGCGCATTTTTAGCAGTTCCGTCTTTGTTTTTGGCAGTTTTTCCGGGTTTATTCTTATAAACTGCGCCAACACCCACATTAGCAGCACTGGTAGCACCGGCTGTGGCTGTTTCAAAGATTTCCCGGATTTTCATAGTATATTATTTATTCTTCTTGGCACGACCAGCTTTCATGTTAGCTAGCCAGTGAGCCATACGCTGTTTTTCACCTGATGAATTCTTAGCAGTTTTGCGTAGGCTACTTACACTAGCTTTGGTATTAA